AGGCCATCGGTTAATAAATCTAACACCACCTCGGCGGGGTTTGTTGTGTATGTTTTGGCCGTGCTTATGGTGGTGGCGTTGGTAATTGTTCTAATTTTTTTGCCTTTCATTAAGACGGTTAAATTGGCCATTTGCGTTGATTTATTTTCCTCGCCATCAAACACTTGATGCACGGCTAAAAATGCGGTGTTGGCCGGTATATCTACACTATCAAGGCTAAGTGTCGCACCCGTTGATGTTGAGCCGGCTGCATTGGTAACAAAATCAACCGCTTGCACGTTGGTGGCAGTGGCTGCGGCATCGTACCATTTAACATGGGCATAGTCTGTTTGAAACTTATTTGAGCCAAGTGAAGTCATAACGGTTGCACCCGCATAAATGCCGGTTATATCCTCAATAGTGTGGCCTGCTAGGGCAATAATTGCCCAATAGTCACGGTTATAGCCATTGGCGGCAACATCTGCATTAACCGCAGCATTGGTTTTTTGATAAATAATATTACCGGCTAAACGGTTATAGCCAAAAATTTGAGGCACGGGATTAACATTGGATTTTTGCGTTTGTAGTTTTTGCCCCGAATAAGAATCAACGCCGGCAGTATCGCCAAGTTCCGGCGTTAAGGCACTACCCGCAAGCGAGGCAGCTACCAGTGTCACACCAATGGCTGTGGCCAAACCAATGCCGCTCAAACTGGCAATGGTTGCACCCCAAGCAAAAGCACCACCGGCCGCCCAAGCACCAATTCCGGGCGCGGCGAGCATAAGGGCAATACCGACAATTGCTTTAAATGAATCACCCATAATCAACCCTCATAATTAAGCACTCTTTATCAAGTTTTTTATGTATCACACTGTCTAAATCTTCAGACCATACCCAATAGGTAAATTGATTAATAGCAACGCCAACCGATGTACGGGTTAAAACTATATCGTCTTTTTTAGCAGTTTTAACTATTTTGCAAAAACTCTTAAAAAAACCAATATGCTGCTTTTTAGCTAAAAAACTTGTTTGATTTTTAACAAATAAATCCATGTTATTAATATCAAGCGTGTATTCACCCCAACCACTAGGCAACACATAACGAATGTTTAGATAATTAATAACAACGGTGAAACAATTAGTCATCATGTGTTGTCTTGCTGCCCCCAGTACACCACATCATTAATAGCATCCACTATGGTTGTATATTCATTTTGATTGTAAGTGCGTGATGGGTATGGTTTTGACCAGTGAGCAAACTGCGTAGTTAAGCTGCCATTTAGTGCTTGTGATGTTGCGCTAAAGGTATCAATCACCCCCTCAAATAATGTGTAAGTATCCTTTGTTAAGCCGCTAATTTCTAAGCGTGGGTATGTGGTTGAGCCTTGATCACTAACACCAAACTCATAAGTATCTGAGCCAACGGTTTCACTCGCGGGGGTATAAATAACCCTTGTAATTCTGCAAGGGTTGTTGCGCCACTCTGAGGCCAATGCCTCGGTGGTTAATGCACCATTAATATTATCAATGGTGATATTAATATTATCTGATTGCATTGAAAAATCTTCTGATAATTTGTCAAAGGTAATAGCAAGTGGCGTGTATTCGTTTGTGCCGTCATAGACAAAAACATCGTGATCAGTAAAGCGCAAAATCTCACCGGCATCTGCTTGGTCGTAATCCCAGTTTTTATCTAAATAAAACTCAAATAAATGCAGCATGGCAAACGCCTCATCTGAGCGCACATTGTTGGTGATGGTTTTACTCATTGCAATGACTCCACAATGTCTGCATTGCAAATATACATACCATCTACACGGCGATCAAATTTAAAACTGTCTGCCATAAAATAAGCCTTGGTTTTGGCTGTNGTATGGCAAATGCCTCATTTGAGCGCACATTGTTGGTGATGGTTTTACTCATTGCAATGACTCCACAATATCTGCGTTGCATACATACATACCATCTACACGGCGATCAAATTTAAAACTGTCTGCCATAAAATAAGCCTTGGTTTTGGCTGTTGAACCCAATGAGATTGACCCCTCTTTGGGCATTCCAAATGTTCCCATGATGCCGGCTTTTTTACGATAAAACTGGATTAATGATAAAAAATCTGACTCTTGCAGCAACCAATTTAAAGTGTATTTACGGCGCAGGCCGTCTTTGTCTTTGATGTGTCTAGCTGATGCACCAATGTTTGAAAAAATAGAATTTGATATATACTCAAAAGCCACTTGATAAGGCTCTGCACCGGCAAGCACTGTTGTAAATGCTGTGTCTGTTGAGGTGATCGGTGTGTATGCTGATGATTGAGTGAAAGCATCTTGATATTGTGTGTAATTAAAAAACACACTGCTGATCAAATTAATCGTGCCTGAGTAAAGTGATGGTGCAACCACCCTAAATTTAAACTCTTTAAACACCCAAACTGAGGCATTTAACCCCATCACATCGGGGCGTAAATCATGTATATCGTCTGCATCAATAATAACGGTATTAGAATGGTTGGCCTCATATACAGTTTGCAATGCCTCAAACTGGGTTTTGGTGAGGTTGCTATAACTAACCTGCATCTGCAAAGCCGGTATTGACGAACTGACCACGCGCTGTGTTTTGCCACTGTTAAATTGCAATGGTTGGCCTTGTTTTAACCATTCCTCAACTGATATATGACGATGGTTGGCCATAATGGTTGTGGTTAAATTGTTCATTAAACGACCTGCTTAATAGTGCGGCGCACACTACCATTTGACGTAAGGCTGCTNTTAATAATGCTNTCAATTGTGCCTCTATTATTAACTAAGTAATTATTAAAACTGGCCGCATCAATTGCCTGCACATTAAAGTTAATCTCAGCACTGACTTGTTTAACCTCNCCAGTGGCGGTGTTAAGTTGATGGTTTGGNACAATTGTGCCGGCGCGATCAGGTATAAATAACTCTGCACCACGCTCACCCACGATCGATGGTTGGTTTGGTGTTGGGCGGCCACCGGCAGCAAATCCGGGCAAAGTAAACCCAAATCCACCGGATATACTACGCACCAATAAGGCTCTAACTTGCATCCTAATTAAATCAGCAAGGATTGNNCGNGCCATATCNNTAAATGAGNTTTTAACCCCCATCACCATATTAACAATGCCATCCTCGATGNTTTGCATACCCTTAACGGTTGCACTGGCGATGGTTAAANTACCCTTACTAACATCGGCCTTGTATTGCTTAAAACCCTCGCCCATTTTTGACCAAATAGTGTCTTTAACATCAACATCACCTGCGCCACCAAAAATCTCGGGATGCCCCTTAATTACCGCTGATGTATCGTTGATTGTATTTAAAGTTGCTTTTAATGATTCACGCATAGCTTTATTATTAAAAGTAAATTTAATCTGTGACTTGTTGGCATTAACCAACTCTTTGTTAAGTCGTGCCAATCTAGCAACCGCACCTTGCCTCATTTTTGGTGCTAAGTCTTTGTTGCCTAGTTGTTTTTCAGCATTGGCAACATCTTCCATGATTTCTTTTATATCTCTAAAACCACCCAAAGAAACTGGCAAGGCTGCTTTAATTTTATTGATCCATGCAATGACACCATTGCCCATGTGTTCAAAGGCTTCAAGAATACTGATGGCCATTTCAACAATTGAGGTTGCAATTTTTCGGGCAACTTCACCAATGCCACCCTCTTTTGCAACTTTCATCTCAACCCATTCACGAAAATTGTCGGTGATGGTTTGGATGGCGGGTGCTAGTTTGGCCACTGCTTGTGTAAATGTTGAGCCTAAAAAACTTGATAATCTAGTCATGGCATCGTTAGCATCTTCAACACCTTTGGCGGTTTCAGCACTCATAACTAAGCCGAGTTTATCGGCCTCAAGCATGGTAGCGTGCATTGCCGCTGATCCACCCTCTAACACGTTAATCATTTCAGCACCACGCGCACCAAATAGCTTGTAAGCTAAATCAGCTTTTTCAGTCTTATTAGTCATGCCTGCGGTTACATCGGCCACATCTGCTAATACATCAGTGACACCTCTAAGTGTGCCATCTGATTTTAAAACACTGATGTTGTATTTTTTAAATACGTCTTTTGCAAGGCCAACGCCGCGTGACATATCGGCCATATTTACGGCCAATTTTTGCACCGACTTGTCAAGCTGTTTGGTTTGCATACCGCCTAAATTGGCAGCGTGTCTNGCCATTTCATCGGTGGCATCAAGCGATTTTTTAATAAAAAAGCCAATGCCTGCTAAACCGGCAAGGGAAACAAAGCCAGTTTTTAAACTAAAGACTGCTTTGCGAGTTGAATTTAAACCACGACCAATAGCTTTAAACGCTTTTTTAGTGCGATTTTGTAGCTTGATAACATAAGTTGCCGTTGCCTTAGCCATGCTCTTTCCCTTTTAATTCAAAATAGGCCGCCCATATAACCAGTTCGACCGTTGTTAATTCCATGATCTCATTTAAAGACTTATGCAAATGCTCTGCCAATCGGCAAAAAAAATGCAAATCATGATCCGTCTTTAAGGCTTTTTTGCCTCATCAACCGTTGGATCATCTTCACTTATTTGCTCAACAACACGGCTAATCACCGCCGTATCATATTCGCGCATTAATTCTTGCAATTCAGCAGGCCGCCAAATACGATTACCATCTTTATTTAAGGCACGCATAATCAGTGCCATGCAAACTGCATCCACTGTTTTGCCGGCATCATATAGCTTTAAAATCTCAGCTTGTTTTTTGCCGTTAATTGCACCTTTATAAAAAATGGTATCATCCCATTCAGGCACAAAAACCGAGTTTAATTCACCCGATAAACGTGCCTTAAATTGCGCTTTTGCATTGTCTTTAATGCCCATTTACGCAGTTGCTAATGAAAGTACGCCAGTGCCTTTAAAACTAAACGAGGCATTAACCATGTCATCAATTGCACCGTTACGCTCAATCGACTCAACTAAGCACGTACCCGTATAGTATTTATCACCAGTGGTTGCGCCCTCAAAATAAAACTTAATCGTGACCGATGCACCTGCTGTTAAAGCCGTTTGCGCTGTATCGTTTTCATCTAAAAAACAATCGCATGAACCCGACCACTCAGTTGTGCCAACTGCAAAGGTTTTTGCGCTATCTGATAGCTTAGTAGTTTCGATCGTGCCTGCGCTCTCGCTCAGTGACCATGATTTAAGTTCGCCGATTGTGTCTGTGCCGACTTTTAAAAGACCCTCAGATCCAGTATGTGTTGCCATTTTTATTACTCCTTATCAGTGTTAATTGTTTTTTGTTGTTTAGCCGGTTTTTCATCAAGTGACCAACCACGCACTTGTGCATTTGCAATTTGTGATGGATGAACCACAATCGGTTCTGATCCGTTTTTATACATTTTTGGCATTTTTGCCCCCTATTTTTTTAACTAATTAAAGTATTAACATCTGTTTTATCAACCCTATAAGTGGCCGTAA